TCTCGGTGTTGGTGTAGCCAGCCTGCCGATAGATCCAGACCAACCGCTCGACCTTGGTCAGGGACTCCGTGTGAAACAGAGCCATCTGGCCGTCGAAGGATGGGTCGGGGGTGGGCTCGTCGATGAGGGGATGTTCGATTACCTCGGCCTCCCCTCGCTCGTCCACGGCCAGGAAGGTCATCTGGCGATAGTGGGTGAGACCATGCAACTGATCGAACACATAGCCGTCGTAGCCCATTTCGACCCATGCAGCCCGTTGCTTGATGATGTCGTCATGGATGATGGCGTTGGCCAGGTAGGGGTACAGGGCGACTTTGGGGATCGTGGCCCCGGCTCGAAACCATGACGTGTTGTTTCCAGACTTGAACATCCTCCACAGGACGAATGACCGCTGGCTCATGCTCCCGGCACGGTCAGGTTCCCAGTCCTTCATCGCCTCAAGAGCCGCCACCCAGGCATCCATGTAGGCGTCTGCTGAATCAGGGTCCCTGTGAACGTCATCTAGTGGTATCGACCGACCGGTGCGCTGCCTGGTCTTATGGCAGGCCACCGACCGCGCCTTGGAGTCGATGAACTCATCATGTTCGCCCAGGTTTGGGTAAAGGTCGCCCAGGTTCGGGTATTGGACCGGTGGGGGACAGCCCACTATGGTTCCGGTCGTAGGGGTCATGAAAATGTCTCCTGTATCTGTAAGGGGCCCGAAGGCTTATGTCTGGAGGGTCAGATGAGCGGGGGCCCGTACCAGGGGTCCCCGCTCTTCGTTATGGTGTGCTGCTCCTCCTTCTAGATTGCACGCATGTAGTTACACCGCTGTCAAGAGCAACCGTACGCTCGTCGCCTTGTGGACGGCTAGGGGACTTGTTGTGGATTTCGCCGTTGTTCCCACCGTCCATTGTGGAGTTCGCGCGTGACAATCTCCGGGATCCTCCGGGCGGGGCGAGCATGGTCCGTTTGGGCGACGTAGCGGCGCCTAGAACGAGGGTAAGCAGTGTCCCACTCGACATGTGACAGAGGTGCCTACTCATTGCAATCACTGGTGGCTGACACCGCATGGAACACGGCCTCCTGTAACTGCCGGAGAGAGGCGGCGATGGCCTTTCGAGATCGGCGCACAGAGGAGCGACGCTGTTGACGGCGACCGTCCAGGGCGATCCGGGCAGTGGGGTCAGCATGGGAGCCAGAGCGGTTTGAGGGGCCCTCGATGGACGAGGTGATGTTGACCTCATCGGCCATGGCGACGGCAGCGGTGTAGTTGCGGCGCAGGTCCTCGATGAGCCGTGAGAGGCGGTCGAGGTCGGCTAGAGCGGTCCGGTCGGCCCGACTCATCCTCATGAGGTCCTCCTTTTCGGAGGCTTTCCACGACCCGAGCGGGTGATCGGACCACCTGTTTCGGCGTAGGCGCCACCCGTCACGATGCGATGGATGGTCGGCTGGCCCCGTCCTGAGCCAAGGAACATGACGGCCAGATCGCCCTGGCTCCAGCGGCCCGTGCGGTAGCAGTGGCGGATGGCTCGGATGTCATCGCCCGTCAAGGCGGGTAGAACCCGTTGGCGGTTGGCCCCGATCTTGTCGGCCTCGTTCTCGGCGTAGGTTCCGACCTGGAGGTGGCCAGGGCGGACACACGACGGCGTGTGGCAGCGGTGGCGGACGACCATGCCGTCGGGGATGGGCCCATGTAGCAACTCCCACGACACCCGATGCGCGTAGTGGTGCTCACCATCGGCATCGGTCAGGGTGCCGTAGCCAGCCGGGAGGCGATGGCCGAGCCACAGGGCACACGCTGATCCGTCCCGAACGTCAAAGGGTTCGACTCGGCTCCAGAAGCGGACCGACAGGTCGACCTCGCGTGGCGGGGTGCGATCAGGCACGGGCGTACTTCTCTCCCCACGACGCTCCCAGCACCTCACCGTCGACGGTGATCGGCACCGGCCCGAGGTTGCCAGACATCGTGGAGGCCAGGTCCGCTACTAACGCCTCGGCCTCTCCGACCGGAGCCTGGGCGATGACCTCGTCGTGAACGGGTAGTAGAAGGTGCTCGCCGAGTCCGGCGTTGTCGAGTTGGATGAGTGCTCCCTTGAACAGGTCGGCGGCGATGGATTGGACCATGTAGTTGACGGCCCGGTAGCCGAACTTGCGCTCCAGGGGGATGCGGCGGCCTGTCGGTGTCACGACGAGCGGCTCGCCGTACTTCATCTGCTCGACGACCCGGCGGGTCCAGCGCTTCACCTGGGGGTAGGTCCGGAGGAACTTCTTGATGGCCGACTTGGCCTCGACCTCCGACACACCGGCCTGACGGGCCAGGGTCGCGGCACCTCCTCCGTAGATGAGGCCGAAGCCAACGCCCTTGGCCAGGCGACGCTGGGCGGGAGTGAAGTCCTCGCCGAACAGGCGGGCCGCCGTCACGTCATGCAGGTCACCACCAGAGATGAAGGTGTCGATCATGGCTCGTTCGTTGGCCAGAGCGGCGAGCACCCTGAACTCGACCTGGGAGAAGTCGACAGCCACGAGGGACATGCCATCGTCTGGGATCAGACAGGTGCGGATGCGGTGATCTCCGCTGGGGAGCTGCTGGAGCGGTGGCTGGCTGATGGCCTGGCGGCCGGTGCGAGCGGCGAGGCTCTTGATCCGACAATGCACTCGACCGTCGATATGGGCGGCCTCGATCATCGGGTCGACATAGGAGGTGCAAAACTTGGCCGAGTTCTTGGCGACGAGCACCTGTGCGGCGAGTTCGTCATCGACTCCAGCCAGGATGGCCTTGTCTACCTTGAGGGCTCCTGACGGTGTGGTCTCAGTAAGGAACGCTCCACGGGCGACGAGAGCGTCAGCCACCTGCTTGGTCGAGTTGACGTTGGCGACACCGTTGGCGGCGGCCCACTCCTCGGCAGCCTGCCGGTCGAAGGCCAACTCCTCGGACAACTCGTGGGCGTAAGCCCTGTTGACCTTGAAGCCGCGGGCAGTCATGGCCGTTGTGATCCGTTGGGTGCGGTGCTCGAACTCCGAGAGATGCTCCAGGCCGAGGTCGGCAACGATCTTGGTGAGCACCTCGGCGAGGCGGGCGGTGAGGATGACATCCATTCCGGCGTAGGTGACGAAGGTCTCATGGTCGATGGGAACCCCGGCGTAGCCGTCGCCGACCTTGAGACCGAGTTCCCGGAACACGGCTTTCAACTCGGCGTCGGAGTCGGGAGCCGAGGGGTCTACGTAGTTGTGTGCCAGGTTCTTGAGGCCATGCCCGATACCACCGTCGCGTGAGTCACGAGGGTCCACGAGGTGGGAGAGGATCGCCGTGTCGGTCGTGCGCTTCATGAGGGCCTCTACCTGGTCGACCACGTTGTTGCGGTCAAGCAGACGAGCCAGGTGGAGCATGTCGAAGGGGGCGTTGTGTGCTACAAGAGGCACTGACACGCGAGCCAGGCGGTGGATGACCTCGGGCCAGCGATGCGGGTCGACGACCCATGACACCTGGTGGTCACCGAACTGAACGAGGCGGACCTCGGCGTGGTAGTCGAGGCCCGTGGTCTCGGTGTCAACACTGATTGACGGCCGTGGGGCCCCGATCCAGGCGAGGGCAGCGTCCACGTCGGCGTCGGTACGGACGGGCCTGATCGAAGCCTTGTCGATGGGGGCCATGAGGGGAGGTGTGCGGCTCATTGGTCGTCCTCGTCTGGGCTCTGTGACGAAGATGACGGTTGTGACTCCTTTTCAGAGACTTCCCCAATCAAAGAAGAAGTGAAAAGAGTAAAAGAGTTACTAGCGTCGTCACTCACGTCACCTTCGTCACCAACCCTGTCATTCCGGGCTTCTTGAGCGACCTGTTCGGCAAGGGTGTTGCTGGCAGTCTCTATCGGGGCTCCTTTGCGGACCCCTTCAAGCCACATACCGTCCCTGCGCTTGGCCTTCTTCACGCCAGGCATCCGTTCGATGACGGCCTCGTAGAGGGCCCGGCGTGTCCATGGGCGGATGCCCTCGTGGTCAGCCCATTGTCGGTACTCCTCGTAGAGCACCGCCCCTCTGATCTCACCGGCCCGATCAGCGACGATCACCCAGTCCACGAAGCCCGCCAACTCGTCGGAGGTCTCCTTGTAGGTGGCGGTGGCCTCGATGATGGCCGGAGGGTCACCCAGGCCAGATCGGTACCACTCGGCAGCACCCTCGATGGCCCACGCCAGGATGCCCTCAGCCTCGGTCATGAGCGTCTGGGTGAGGTAGTGGTCTCTCTCGTCGGCGGCGAAGTAGCGGTTGAAGGGGATCAACTTGACCCGCCGCCATAGGCCCTCGTCTTGGCCAGCGAAGCGTGGCTTGTAGTTCGAGGCCAACATGAGCAAGAAGTTGGGGCGGAACGTCATGAAGTCCTTGTAGAGGTGGCGACAGGAGATCTCGTCGCCTCCCGTCACGTTCTTGAGCACCGCCTCGGCCATCGGCTTGGAGCGCTCACCCTCCTGGGCGAACACGAGCCGCTTGCCACGAAGGGCGGCCAGGTCCGCCGTCGAGGCGTTAGCACCCTTGGCCTCAAAAGCTGAAAATGGAGACACGCCGACCATGCCGTCGAACACCTCATGGAGCACCGACAAGAGCACCGACTTACCGTTGGCGCCTGTGCCATACAGCACGGCGAAGCACTGCTCGACGGTGTGGCCGGTGATGCCGTAGCCGACGAGGCGTTGTATGAACGAGGCCATCTCGGCGTCGCCGTCGAACACCTCCAGAAGGAACTGGCGCCACCTGGGCGCTACAGCCTCGGGGTTGTAATCGTGGGCCACTCGGCGGGTCAGCCAGTGGTTGGGGTCATGGGGGCCGAGGTCTCCGGTGCGGAGGTTGACGGTCCCGTTTCCGACCACGAGAAGGTCGTCACGCTTGTCGAGCCGGTTGAAGTCGATGGCGGCCTTGGGCTCGGCGTGGCGGATGGCGTTCTCGAACCTGGGTGAGTTTTCGCTCCGACGGGCCCAGTTGACGAGGCGCTCACCATGGTCGATGAGGTTGTCATTGTCGTCGGCCTCACCGGCCTCGACCATGGCAGCACCCTCGGCCCGCATGATCGTGCAGATGATTGACACGGCGTTGGCGATCTGGTTGTGGGTGTCTCGCTCCCAGACGCCGTCGGCGTAGAGGAGCCAGCCCAACTCCGGGCACCACTTGGCGAAGCCGCCCGTGAGGGCGATGATCCGTATGGAGTTCCCCTCATCTGTCGTCGGCAGCCAGTCGCCCTTGCCGGGCGTGTAGAGGGGGCCATCGCCATCGTCGCCATCGTCGGGCGGGCCGCCGTTGGCGTTGGCATCGATCCTCGTGGCTGACCGCAGCCCACTGCGCAGGTCAGCGTCGAAGGTTCCTTGGGCTTCCTCTCGCCAGGCCGTGAGGTCATTGCCCGTGGCAATGGCGAGGGTGTGGACCTGGTGACCATGAGCGGCCAGGGCTGCACCGATGGACAAGTTGAAGTCCAGGCCGCTGGGATCGTTGTCACCACACAACACCACCCGGCGGCCGTGCAGGTTGGCTGCCAGTGTGGCAACGGTGTCGGTGTTGCGGGCCAGGGCTGCCCCACGGATGCCCACCGCCGAGTAGCCAGCACCTACAGCCGTGAGGCGGTCACCTGGACCTTCAGTGACCAGAAAGTTGGCCTCATCACTGTCGAGCACCGTGACGCCCAAGGTGGACCAGACGTGACCCTCAGGGTTGCGGGGCCCGCACCACCTGATCGAGTCGTCGGCCAGTGCTCTGCCCTGGAGGCCATGGACGACTCCGTCAAAGTCAGCGAAGGGCACGACCAGGCGGGGGACCCTGTGGTAGGTCGGTGTGAGGAAGGTGAACTCGATAGAGCCGTCGTCGTAGCCGAGACCGATGTAGTACCCGAGGTCCTCGGTGATGCCGAAGCGTTCAGCGGCGTAGGTGGCGGCCGGGCTGCCTCGGTAGGCGGCGTTGGCAGCATCGCAATAGGCCGCCAGGGCGACCAGGTGCTCGTCTGTCGGGGGTTCCTTGGGACCAACGGCGGCGGTGCTCGTCGAGGCGTCACCGACTCGCATGTTGAACAGGTCCGACATCTTCATCCCGAGGGACTCGACGACGGCCGTCGTGTGGCATCCGGCTCGGCAGTAGAGCAAGAGCCTCCCAGAGGGTTCGAGCGTAAGGAGAAGGCTCGGCCTGTTGTCGGCGTGGGCCGGGCAGCGTGCCAGGTACGAGTTGCCCTCGGGGCGCACATCGTCGAGGGTGGCGAGCAGGTCCGAGAAAGTCGGCATGAGGTCCTTGTCGGGCGTCAGGTGAGCAGGTCGGTGAGGAGGCGGGCGAACGTGGCGAGGTCCATGACGACGTAGCCGTCGGCGGCCTTACGGCCCCGGCGCTTCATCACGGTGACGCCGTACTTGGCGTCCTTGTTGCGGGCTCGCTCGTTGGCGTCGTCCACGTTCTCGGCGAGCGTGATCCGATTGTGGTCTCGGCACTCGAAGGCCACCTCGGAGATGCCACCCAGATCCCCGGCGTCGAACTCGCCGGTCTGGGCCATGCGGTACACCTCGGTGAACCCGGCCTCCCGGAGGAAGGTGGCAACTGCCACCTCCCAACGGGTGCCTTTGGCCTTGGAGGGGTTGGTCAACTCGCCAGGGCGGCGACCTTGGCCACCTCGATGATCGGCTTGGTGTAGGACACGTTGCGGCCGTTCTTGGTGGTGTATTCCACCAACTCCAGCCGCAGCACCCCGTCGGCCTCACCACCGGCGACGGTCAGGGCTTCCTCGGCCTCGTTCACGGCTGAGGCCAACTGCCATGACGCTGAGTTGAAGCGCCACAGACCGAGGTCCGGCAGATCGAGGAGCCGGAACGTGGCCCGCACGGAAGGCTGACAGGCCGACCCGGCACGGGCCGCCTCCTTGTGCTCCTTGAGGTCACGAGGGCAGACACACGCCGAGCAGGCGTCGTCCTTTTGGGTCTCTCCGTTGCACGACCGGATGGGGGTGTTGCCACGACCCCACAGGACGAACTCGGACTGGATGGCCGTGAGGTGGATCGCCAGGGAGGTTGTGTCGGTCATGACCTCCAGGGTCTCCTCGGTAGATGTCTCCCAGGGCTGAGGGCTGCCGCCGTACTTCTCGGCGACCGCCTGGGCCACGTCAGGGTCACCGGTCGTGAAGCGCCACTCAGTGAGCGCCACGGGCCGACCCTGAATCTGGGCCCCGGATCGGACCCGACCAACAATGTCAGCCGCCCCGAACTTGGGTGAGTTGTCGAACAGTTTGTGGAGAGCCATTAGGCCGCACCTGCTTCCGTGTGTATGGGGTCGACCGGCGTCTTGCCGATGACCGTCTTGCTGACGTTGTGCTCCCAGTTCGAGACCTCGATCAGGGCCTTGAACGTGTCGAACACGTCGTCCCCCAGCCGGACCGGGATGAGTTGGTACCCATCGGGCCGGAGGGAGAGTGCTGCTGCCGCATTGATCTCGGGCAGCGGACGCCTTTCACCGGAGGCGTCGAGGAGGTAGTCCGCTCGGGCATAGGCCGTGAGTTGGAGTGCCACGTCAGGCCAGACGCCGGACTTGCCGGTCTTGATGTCGACGATGACGACCTCGCCGTCGATCATGGCGATGAAGTCGAGCGTGCCTGCGTAGCCGTAGGTCTCCGACCACGCGGTGGCCTCGACCTCTAAGAAGCCCGGCTCGAAGTCACGGAGGAAACGTCGGTACTGCTCGATGAACCCTGCCAGGTCGGCGTGGACCTTGCCGATGTCCTCCCCCTTGTTGATCCGCTCACAGAGGTTGTGAACGTCGGTGCCCAACTTGGCGGCCTCACCTGATGAGCGATCCGGGGCACGCTTGAGGTGATCGACAGCAGCGGTGGGGTTTCCCTTGGTGACGAAGTCGACGACGACGCCGAGGTCATCGACGGCTGCCTGGGCGACGGTCTTGCCTCGCCAGAACTGGAGGGCCCTCTTGGGGAGCATCCCTCCGATGGATGTAACGCTGGGAACCTTGTCCCCGGTGACCGGGTCGACGTAGAACCTCGACCCTGACCTCTTGATTGTCTGCACTGATGGCGTGGTCACTGTGTGTCCCTTCGCTCGTTTTCGCCTTCACTACAGAGATGTCCACGAGGGCACGGTGTTTGCATCCGAAAACGAGAAAAGGCCCCCACCGGGGCTGGCAGGGCACTACATGCATGTGGTCGCCGCGCGTGTAACTAGCAAGAGCGAGTCGCTTCCGTCATGATGGATACATGGCCACGATGAAGAAGTCAGCCAGCCGCCGCCTACCGGCCCGAAGCAACGGCGGCTATCGCCTCGCTGAGGGCGGAACCGCCCACTTCAGTGTCCGTCTGGTACTTGAGGACTAGTTGAGGCACCCGTTGTGGGAGCGTCGAAAGTTCTAGCCACCTGGTTCAGACGAATGGCAGTCGCCCTCGTAGGCGTCACCATCGGAGCAGCAGGGGCAACGGCTCTAGGTTTCACTCATGACCGGTTGAGAATCGCCCTGGGAGCGGCCGGGGTGGCAATCTTTGGGCCACTTCTGGTCCGCGACATCCTCCGCAACCGATAGCCGACAGGGTCGCTCAGAGAACCCTTGTGGCCACCTGCCCCGGTGCTGTCCAGCATTTGGACACGAAAGATCAGGATGTGGACACAGAAAGAACCCCGACCCCTTGCTCATGCCGTGGTCAGGGGGCCGGGGTTCTCAGTTGTGGGGGAGGGCTCGGTCGGAGCTGCTGGTCGGCTTAGGAGTTGCGGACCTTCCTGACTACCTGTTGGCCGGTGGCCAGGGCGACGAGCGCCAGGATGGCTGCCGTTTGGTCGGCGCTCACCGGAAGGAAGAGGAGCACGGATGCGACGGCAGCCTCTACGAGGCTCCAGAGTCGCGCGGGGGGTAGGTACTCAGACATAGGGGTGCCTCCTACGGGCTTGAAGTCGATCCACCAGTCCGTCTAGGTGGCGGTGGAGTTCAGAGATGGTGGAGTTGTTGGATATGGAGATGTCGGGAGCGATAGCCGACGATTCGGTTTCGGATGGGTGGATCATCACGTCAGTTGCTTCGCTGTGGGGGCGTTGAAGGTGGATGATGTAGCCACCTCCAGACCGGATGGCCGCTGCCTCATTCCCGAAGCGCACGTCGGGAATGACCACAGGTGCACCTGCCGTTAGGTCGTCTATTCGTTGGAAGGCTCGTGCGACCCAAACCTGGTCGCCGTGGATCTCACGGCCTGCCTCAGTGCCGAGCACCTGAAGGACTCGTCGAACCTCAGGCCACGATCTCTTTGCCTGGTCCCAGCCGTAGGCCCCGACAATCTCAGAGAGGCGCACGCCGGGCCCGACGAACGGATCGAGGCCGAGGGCAGCCACCCTGATCGGATCGGCGAAGGCCACACGGGTGAAGCCATGCTTGGCGACGAGGTAATCAGCGGCCGTGTCTTTGCCACAACCTGGAGGGCCGTTCAGCCCGAGAAGAAACCTGTCCACACAGTAGAGATGTCCATGAGGAGGCGTTCTTTGCTTACCCGGCGCGCTCATCGTGGTAGCGCTGATGGTCGACTTGCCACTCGGTGATGTCGTCTAGTTGTTCGTCGATGTGCTCGATGCCGTCAGCGATCTCGTCCAACTTCTCCGAGGTCTGCTTGTGGGCCCCATTGTTCTCCTTGCGGAGGCGGCCGAACATGCCGGTGATGATGGCGGCGAGGATCACTGCCACTGCTCCGATCAACTCAGCGGTCATGACACGGCCCCGAGAGCCTTGATCGTCTTAGGTCCGGCGATGCCGTCAGCGACGAGACCGACGGCCCTTTGGAACTTCTTGACCTGCTTTCGGGTCTTGGGGCCGAAGATGCCGTCGACCTTGACGGCGTAGCCACGGCGGGCGAGTTGCCACTGCACCCATCGCACCCCAGTGCCACGGCGGCCGATGCGAAGCGTCCACCCTGGCCGGTCGTAGGGAGCAGTCGGCGCCTCTGGTGGTGGAGGCGGAGCGACTACCAGGTTCTCGAAGGCGCCCGAGTCGATGAGTGCTCGAACGGGGGGGCCGGGGCATGAGGTGGCCTTGAGGTCGGAGTGTCCGATGATGGCGGTGGCCTTGGGCTGGAAGGCTCGGACCACGGCGATGCGCTGACGAGTCGCCTCGATCATCTCAGGAGTCGGGACCTGATCGTCACCGATCATGAGCCCGATGGCGACGTAGTCACGGTTAGTTCGGTAGGAACCGTTGGCACCAGTCCGGTTGAGGAATCCTCGACCCTCGAACACGTTGCCGTCGAGGTCGATGAGTTCGTTGTAGGCGATGTCCCACCAACCCTTTGGCGCGGCCATGTGGTTGCGCTGGATGGACGCCACGAGGCGGGTCGAGTCGCCTCCGATGTGGAAGCCCATGTAATGCAGGACAACGCCCTTCAGGCGCTTGGACACCGGCCGGGAGGTGGTGGGTCGAACGGCGCCCCAGTGGGCGCGGGTGATGTAGGCCATGGGCCCTCCGTGATCAGGTAGGGGGAGACTCAGTCGAGGCTGAGGCGAGAAGGGGGGAGGACCTTTTGGGCTACCCGGATGACCCGGTCGGCGGTGAAGGTCCGGTAGTGATTGCGGCGGTAGGCGCCGTGTTGGTTGCATGGTGCTCATCGAGCAGAGATCGGATGGCGTTGTCCACGAGAGCCTCGATGGTGATGTTCTGGTTCTCGGCTGCCACGGAGAGGAACTCGTATAGCGCCTGGCCGACGACGAGGTTGCCGTCATCGTCGATGTCGGCCTCCCAACCCTCCAGGTCTGTCACCGCTGTCGGATGGTTGGTCATCGGGCCACCACCTTGGGTGCTCGGCTGACGTGCTTGCCGAGGATGCGTTCGGACCTATTGGCCAGGTGGGTGACGTTGGACTCGGTGGCGAACTCGACGACGAGGCGCCCCTCGACATCTTGCCCGGGCTTGTCCCGACGCTCCACGGTCACGGCGTCGACCAGGACTCGGATGATCTCTCGGCGCTCATAGTCGGCGAGTGCGGTCCACGCTGATCCCGGACCGACTATGTCGGTGGGGTTGTCGGCCGACTGTGTGAGGTCGAGCAGAGCCGAGAGGTCGGCCTTGGGTGATGGGGTGGTGAGGAGTTCCTCCCGGAGAGCGGCGATGCGCTCCGAGAGGTTCCTGTCGAGGCGGGTGTAGACATCGGTGTCCATCGTTCCGGCCTCATAGAACTCGGTCTGGAGAAGGCGGTGTCGGCCTTCGACCACGTCCAACTCCTCCCTGATCTCCTCGTGGCGACCAAGTTGCTCAGGCGAGAACCTCGCCATCCATCTACGGCCAACCTCCTCGACGATGGTCGAGTCCGGTTCGAGGGCAGAGAGGAATGACAGTGCCATGCGGGCGATGCGCTCCTCGACCAAGCCCATGTCGATGGAGTGTCCTGGCCTTCGGCATGTTGCGCAGCGGTAGAAGCCGTAGGACCGTCGTGACCCGTCCTTGAGGGACTTGGTGTAGGTGGTGGCTGCCATTGATGCTGCACATTCCCCGCAGCGAAGTAGTCCTCCAAGCATGGAGGTGCGCGGCTTCACGGTGGTCTGGCCTCGGCTCATGTTGTTGGTCACACGACGGCGGGCGGCCAGGGCCTTATCGACTCGACGGAACTGTGCCTCAGTGAGGATCGGATCGGTGACGACAACGGGGCTGCCTTCGTCGTCCCGGTACACATCGCCTCCGTAGCGACGGTGGCCGAGCATGTGTGGCGAGCGCAGTATCCGACGAAGCGTCGTGCCTGACCAGGCAGCACCCTGGGCCGTTCGGTGGTCATCGGCGTTGAGGGCCTTACATGCCGTAATGAGGCTCGCTCCGTCGGTGATCATTGTGGCGGCCTGCCGGATGACCTCGGCGGCCTGCTGGTCGACCTCCAACTCAACGGGCTGGCCCGGTTCCCGCACGACCTGGAGTCCGTATGGCACGGAGCCTCCGAGGTACTCACCCCGGCGGCGCTGCTCTTCCTTGCCTCGGCGAACCCTCGCTGACATCTTGGTCATCTCGTCACGGGCCATCTCGGAACGGATGGCGATGATGAGCCGGGCTGTCGGGTCAGAGGTGTCGACGCCGTCGGTGACAGACACAAGACGACCACCGACCTTGTCGACTCTGTCGAGGATGACCCCGGCCTCAGCGAGGCCCTTGCGGGTCGCCCGGTCGAAGGCCCACACGATCAGCGTCGAATAGGAGGAGCCCATCTCATCGAGGGCCCGCTCCATCTGCGGTCGGCGGTTGGTCTTGAGGTGGCTGGCGGAAGTGCCGACTCGTTCTCGGTAGACGTGGGTGACCGTTAGGCCCTCACGTTCTGCCCACTGGCGACAGTCACGCTCCTGGCTTGTGAGGCTCCGGTTGTCGGAGCCGTCGGCGTCACGCTCGTCGAGAGCGGAGCGCCGGATGTAGATAGCGGCGGTGTTCTGAGTGGTTCCCATACTGTTCCTATGTCCATGGCTTGCCGGTTCTTGTATGAACCGGACCAAGGAGTGGAAACACTCATTCGGCCTATCAGGGTACGCCCCCCGGGACTTGAACCCGGAACCTGCGGATTAAGAGTCCGATGCTCTGCCAATTGAGCTAGAGGCGCCTGCGACGGCAGATCCTACCGGTGGGCGGATCCACACATGGGG